TGTATGCGCTACGATGATTGTGAATACTTAACAGCGCTAATCTGTTGTGATACGATATCGTACCAGTTATAATTATTGATAAGAATTGTAACGCCGACAGATTGGTGCTGATTGAGTGAACGTTAGGGGCACGTATTAGTCACGTATTAGTGTTAGATAGCAGTGTTTTGCACGCCACTAACAGTCGCGTGCGGGCTTAAAGGGGGGGCATGGGGGTAAATCTGCGTCCCTGCCCCCACGTATATGGGTTAACAAAATTATGCCATTTTTCTACGTCACCATCTTTGTATTTTCACACGGATTTTCTTCTTCACTCTGTACTTCAGAAGCAAAAGACGTATCAACACGTCCTTTTTCCAGCGTTACATTAGTTTCCCACTTTAAACGCTGTGGAACCCCGTAAGTCTCGTCCATCAGTAAGCACCATTCTTTAAGAGCTTTACCAGTATCAGTAAATTTAGCAGTACCTAAAGTACGCCAAGTATCTTTAGGGTCATAAAGAAGTCTAGAGGAATATTTATAGTAACTAATGAAGTAATTAGGACCTTCTCTTACACGGTGATATTCGTACCTCATGTACTGGTCATTACCTTCAAACTGTTCTGGTTTCATTTACTAGCTGTATAATAAGGTATGATCTGTATCATCATTAAGGGATGATTATGATCATCATGTATTACTTACTTTTAATTAATTAATTTAATTATTTAATTAACTAATTATTGTCAGTGTTTACAGAATGTCCATTTCCGGGGACATTATTAAAGGGGAAGGATTGTCTCCTTTCCCCAGTTCAGAGATCGAGTCCACCCTCTCTCCCCCTGTATACGGGTGGGACCGCCCTTAAACCCAGTTAGGGACTGAGGTTTCAGCGGTGCCTCTAGCTTGTTGTCTTTGCTCTTTATTAAGGCCTAAAACAAGGTGATTAGCGGACTGTTGAGGGTCTTCTATGGTTGATCTAAGCATGTCTAACCACTCTTCACGTTTACGAGTATTAATCTGTTCTTGAGCAGATATTGCCATACAATCAGTAAAGTATTGAACACCTTGAGATAGACAATCAAGTCTATCATCGTGTTTAACAGCACCTTTTTCACGGCACATACGGCTCATCTGATAGAAGAGCATGTAGAGGAGTCTAGATTCGGGTGCAGCATCTTTGTTGGAGTTGTAGTCCCAATCAATAACAGAGCGATCCACAACAAGCCTATGCTGATTAAGCACGGGTTCCAAGGTATCGATAATACGTTGTTCTTTACGGACTGTGGCTCTAACTTCTTCGACATCAATACCTTGTTTTGTTTGTACTAAGTGTTTTTTAAATAATTCAGCAACGATACCATCACCAAAGTTTGTTTCAATAACTAATTTAGAAACGTTGTATTTACGGCAACCTTTTAGAATGTCCAGAAGCGTATTGTCTGAGTATCCTTCTCTGTAAGCACGCATTTCGTGCAAGTACAAGAAACCGTTGCGTTGGGAGATATAAGCTGCTGCTGTTTCATCCGAGCCACGACCCGACGGGTCAACACTGCAGATTGTCTCTTGGTAGGAATCCCAGTCTCCTTGGAGCTGCATTGGACTGTAGAAATAATCTCCAGGTAATCCGACAGTCGGAGCATCCCTGATGATGTTTCGCGGGTCACTGCACCAAACGATGGAGTCGGGAGCAGTAGTGGGATTAACGCTAGTGACGATAAGGTCAGCCATTTTAAGGGGGAACTTTTCTGCGTCACTAAGTGAGGTATCAAGCATGAACTGAAGCATGAAGTTGCTTCTGCCCATTGCTGCTTCACGTTCAATAAGGTCTTCATCATTAAATCTATCGGGGTCAGTTACAGCCCATTTTTCAGAGCCAGTGTCTATATCTTCTTGTAATTGAGGAGCTATTAGACCTTCGTAATTAGACAGAGAGCGAGGGAAACGTGCTGGCCATATGAAAGGTCTATAATTACGTTCTGCAAGCTTCCTGTAGACGGTAAACACGGTCTGAGGAGTACCTAAGTACATAATACGGCTATCATCTTTAGGAGTAAGGATAGATTCAGCCTCTGTGCATAATTGTAGAAGTTTCTCCCTCATCATTTCTGTCATTGAGTTGCCAGGAACCTCAATATCGTCAAGGATCATTAAATCAGCACGACTACCGGTAAGCTGACCTGTAATACCCACTGATTTAACAGAAGGAGCTTGGTGAGGGGCGCAATTAACATCAAAAGAGATGCGACTCCAACGGGAGTCATCAGATTTAGGGCGCAAATGCACCAACCAAGGTGTTTCAATGATTAATTTCTGTAGGAAGATTGACATATTGTCTGCACGTTCTTTAGATGCAGAGATGATCATGATTTTCTTTTCAGGATCTTTAAATAGAGTCCAAAGAACAAACGCACCAGTAATCCAAGATTTACCGATTCCTCGGAAGGCTTGAATCTGTAGGCGTTTAGGACCGTGTTGTAAGTAGTCAGCGATTGCGTATTGAGCGCGTGTCGGCGTAGGAAGTTCAAGCTGTCCCCATAAAGCTTGTAAGAACAGCTTGAAATCATCTTGTAACGCCTCTAGGACGTTTGTCATTTATTCATAAGTGGATAGATTAGACTTGTCCTGTTAGCTTTTTCCAGCCATATTCAAGTTCATTAAGAGGATCAGTTGCAAACTTTTCTATTGTGTCTGAATCCATAATTGGTTTAGGTAATTCTCTTTCAGCAGCAAGTTGCTTAGATTTTGCAGCACTTTTTACTGCTGCTTCATTAATTTCAGCAGTTGTTTCTTTGTCTTGTACTTGTTTAATAGTATCGACAAAACCTGCTCCAGTAGAACCTTTTAAAATAGCATCAGCTAGTTGATAACCAGCTACAGCGCCTCCAACTGACCCTGCAAATCTAGCAGCACCCCCAATAAAACTTAATGTCTTTGGCAACTGTGAAGCAACTCCAGGTATTTTAGAAGCGTATGAAGCCAGTCTAGCTTGTTGTACTGGACTTACCTTCAACATTTCTGCAACCCCAGCATTTATACCAGCACCCAAGGCAGCTTGATTTGCAGCTTCTAAAGGGTTACCTTGAAACAATGATTTAACTGCTTCAGGATCTAGCGCTAAAGCAGCACCTTTTAATGCTTCAAAAGGGTTGTTCTTAAATGCTTTACCCATTTCTGCTGCGCCTGGAATATCCATTCTAAATTCCTTACCTGCAGCAGCAGCAAATTCTTTTTCTAGTTTGCGTTGCAACCTCGCTACACTATTAGTATGTACGCCGCCACCTGACATCAGTATTTTTGTTGTATTTTCAAGAGCTTCCCTCGGATCGACTCTCAGAATTGATCTGTCAATAGATTCCGGTGTTTGTAGTTGTCTTTGCACTACTTCTGGGTTGAATCCAGCTTCTCCAAGTTGATCAAGAATTAATCCTTCATTAGCTTTCCCTTGCCTGAAATTGGACATGGTGTTATCCAATCCAATTTTTTTAGCGTATTCACGAGATGCTTTCAGTGTTGGGGAATCGCCAATGTCTTCAATAGCTTCCCTTGAAAAAACTGCAGAAACAATTTGATCAGGAGTTGTCCCGTGTTTTTGGGCAATTTTCGCTAATCCTTCTGGATCAGTTTCCATTGCTTCAAATATTTTATTTACACGCTCTCCATCTACTAAGCGTCCGACAGCAGCACCTGTGTAAGCTTGTGGGACAATTTTGTTTTCCCAAACATTTACCCATTCGTCAAAATTATTAGGTACAGTGTCCATCTGCAATGGTACGCCGTTGTTTTTAAAATGTGCAGATAGATAAGCTGGATTTCCTACAGCGTTAGGATTCCTGTGAGCAATTTTTCCTAGTGCTCCGTATTTAGTGTTAGAAGGAGTTGTTCCTAGTGGAAAATCGTTCGCACTTAAATATGTAAATGCTTTTACTTGATCATCAACTGAAAGTTGCTCTACTGATCTTGCAAATTCTGCGTAACCAATAGCATGGTGGATTTCTTCACCTTTTGTTATTTTTAACTTTGCAAGAAGGCCATCATCAGCTTTGCGTATGTATTCAAATGCCGCATAAATTTCTTGATGGCTTACATTTTTACCATCATTAATTTTGTCCAGAAACTTTGGTAATAGTGGGCTGTAATCGGGGGCTGTTTTAACAATATTTACGCCACGTGTCCACTTGTTGTCTAGTTTAGATTTGCCTGCAGCTTTCCTTGCTTCATTCAGTTCGTTTTGACCAATTTGAGCCCTTTCAATTAATTCAGCTAATAGTTTTAACTTATCTTTTGCAAGAGCCTCACCATAATGTTGAGACATAAAAAAAGCCCCTTGCGGGGCGTGTATTAATTAGTTATTCAGTAGCCTTTCTTGACTGGCTTCTTTTTCTTCTTAGGCTTTGTCTGTGAAGCGATCTTTAGTCCGTGTCCTGGCTTATGCATTTAATTAATGTGGGATAGTATTAGTCCTTCTCTTAAAAGGTTTTGTCCGAATTGCTCTCTCATCCAAGAGCGCCAATGTTGACTTCCTTTGTCCTGATTGCACTTGGTACACGCTGGTACAACATTCGATGAAATGTCTTCTCCTCCCTTGCTACGAGGGTGAACGTGATCCAAAGTGAGTTGATGTAGTTCATAAGTTTCTCCGCAATAAACACATGTACAGTCAAAATGTTCTTTGATGCTGCGCCTCCAAAGGCGCCTTGCTTCAGAGGATGTCATGGTTATTAGGTTGTAAAGGTAATGTTCAGGAGTTGGAAGTAGAGGGGTCATGTCTTACGTATTTTTAATCGGCTTTTACGGTTCTTAGAAGGGCTTTGCAGCGTTACATCGCTAGCTTTTTTACCACCTTCTTTACCGGGTTTATGTGCGACATCTTGGCCATCACCATTCCCGTAAGTACCTTTAGCTCGATTGGCTGCATTAGCTGCAGTACGTATCTTTAACCCTTTCTTGGTTTTGTTATATCTTGCCTGTTGCTTAAGTCGTTTAGCTTTAGCAGTAGGGTTTGAGTTGTAATAGCTAGCTGTGCTTCCTGCCATAAAGTCTGCTCTGTACAAGTTCTGGGTCAATGGTTGGCATAATGCCTGCAAGTTTTGACAAAGGATTACCTTCTACTGCAACACCACTGATGTCATTTTTGGCTAACCAATCACAGGCTGCTTTTAAATCTTGAGTAGAAGCTTCGCCCGACTTAACACGTTTTAGAAACTCATTAGTTACTAAGTTGTGCAGTTCGTTAAACTGCTCTTCATTTGCTTTCTTCACTTACTACCTTCTTTGCTTTCTTAGCTTTAGCAGGTGCTTTAATTTCATATCGAGACCCATCTTCATGTACAAGATGTGTCACTGCTTTTTCAGCTTGCTTTTTAGTAGCAAACTTGCCTAATTCCTTTTCGGTGTTTAGGTCAATTAGTTTATATGTCATTAATTAATTCCTCAATACGATTTGATCTAATTTGTTTTCTATGCGTACCATATGGTCTTCCATACGTTGCACCATTACTGACAGGTCAGCTTTAGATACATAGTCTTGAGCTACATTTAACTCAAGTGCATCAATACGTCTATCAAGACCACTGATGCGATCATGTACGTTATTTATTCTGTTGTGTAGTCTGTTATTAAGAGCTGCGCCGCCTGCAATACATGCAACGACAGCAGTCACTAATGCTTCCATTTATTCAAGTGCTACGATTGGTACGATGTCATTACATAAGATTTCAACACGTGAGCCCGGACGAAAGGTAAATCCTTTCTTCATGATCTCTGTACACTTCAATGCTCTAACTAATTCATAGTCAAGACGCATCTTCTGTTCGTGTTTACGGGCGATAGCCTTACAGGTTTCGACCATGCCGCCGTCAAGCGGTACAGAAAAACTAACCTGAGCACCCCAGTTATTACTTTTGGTATAACTATCCGGATTCATAGGGGTTGTATCGTTACCCATATAGAACGGTGCAA